ATGCACCACAAGCACGGCATCAAGATTGCCACCATGGAAATGGAAGCGCAGTACGATGAGAGCCACGGCTGGGTGCGGTTTGACCCGGAAGACCTCCATGACGAGGTCATCGAAGAGGTTGTCGAGGAGGCTGTCGAAGCCCCGACCGACGACTTGCCAGAGCCTGCGGTTGAGGTTAATGTGCTGTCCGAGGCTCCGCGCCGTCGCGGTCGCCCGCGCGTGACGAAGGACGAATAGCATGGCATCGGCTGGCGACATTATCAATGGCTCCCTGCGACTGATTGGTGTGCTGGCCGAAGGCGAAACGCCATCTTCCGAGACGGCGCAGGACGCCCTGAACGCGCTAAATCAGATGATCGAAAGCTGGAATACGGAGCGCCTTGCCGTCTTCGCAACGCAGGATCAGGTCGTTAGCTGGCCGCCGGGCGCCCGTTTCCAGACGTTCGGACCGACCGGCAACATCGTCGGCAACCGCCCGGTCCTGATCGACGACGCGACCTACTTCCGTGATCCGGCCAGCGGCATCTCCTACGGCCTGAAGCTGATCAATCAGCAGCAGTACAACGGCATCGCGGTCAAGACCGTCACGTCCACCTATCCGCAGGTGCTGTGGGTCAACATGACCTACCCGGACATTGAGATGTACGTCTATCCGGTGCCGACCAAGGTGCTGGAGTTCCACATCGTGTCGGTGCAGGAACTGACGCAGCCCGCCAATCTGGCAACCAATCTGGCCTTCCCGCCGGGTTACCTGCGCTGCTTCCGCTACAATCTGGCCTGCGAACTGGCCCCTGAGTTCGGCGTCGAGCCGTCCCGGCAGGTGTCCCGCATCGCCATGACGTCCAAGCGCAACCTGAAGCGCATCAACAACCCTGACGACATCATGGCGCTGCCCTACAGCATCGTCGGAACTCGTCAAAGGTACAATATTTTTGCCGGAAATTTCTAGTGTTATCATATACTTACAGAGTGCAAGCACTATGAAGTCTACGTTTAGCGGTCAAATACGCTTCGTGCGCTTCTTCGGGGGTTTTAAAATCCCCGAGCCAATGCGTCTTGCCTTTGTGCGTTATGTTTGCGCGCCACTTGTTCTGAAAAAATATAACTCCCATGAAACCAGACTTGTTGCGCCGGTTTGGTTTTCGGATGTTTTGCGAATTGCCCGTTTCGTCTACAACTCGAAGGTTGGCAAATCGGTTATCGTCCTTAACGCCATTAACATGGTCAATAAGGCCCTTGGGCCATTCGCCGGTCATGTACAGCCATGCCAATCTATGCGATTTGTAAATGGCGCCTTTGTAGCCAATGGTGCAGTAGCCAATGCGTTTTTCGCGGCACCCCGCTACGTCGCCTTCTCGCACGCTCTTGGACGGGCGTATTTTCCACGTAAAGACGCCCGTATCTGGACAGTAGGACAGAATTTTGCGAAGTTCATCGACAGTCACTTGTGCATCTCCTCTATAGTTTCCAAGTATATATACCCGAAAACTATTGGAGGTCAAGCCTGATGCAGACGCCGATCCTCGGATCGTCCTACGTCGCGCGCAGCGTCAACGCGGCCGACAGCGTAATGATCAACCTCTTCCCCGAGATGGTGCCGGAGGCGGGCAAGCAGCCCGCCTTCCTCATGCGCGCGCCCGGCCTCACCCGCAAGGTGACGGTTGGTTTCGGCCCGATCCGGGGCATGTGGGAACACGGTCCCTACCTTTACGTTGTATCCGGCAACACGTTTTACCGCGTCACCAACACCTGGACCGTGACGGCGCTTGGCACGGTGTCCGGCTCCGGTCTGGTCAGCATGGCCGACAACGGCACGCAGATCATGATCGCCGCCGATCCGGCTGGCTACATCTACAACACCTCGACCAACGTCTTCGCGCAGATCACCGACCCGGACTTCCCCGGCGCCTCGGTCGTGGACTATCTCGACGGCTACTTCGTCTTCATCGAACCCAACAGCCAGCGCATCTGGGTGACGGCGTTGCTGGACGGCACCAGCGTGGACCCGCTGGACTTCGTAAGCGCTGAAGGCGATCCCGACGACATCATCAGCATGATCGTCGATCACCGCGAGGTCTGGCTGTTCGGCAACAACTCGACTGAGGTGTGGTACAACGCTGGGCTGTCTGACTTCCCGCTTGTGCGTATTCAGGGTGCCTACAACGAGTTGGGTTGTGCCGCCCGTTACTCCGTGGCCAAGATGAACAACCAGATTTACTGGCTCGGCAAGGACTTCCGCGGTCAGGGCATCGTCTACGTCGCCAACGGCTATCAGGGCCAGCGCATCTCGACGCACGCGGTCGAGTGGCACATTCAGCAGTACGGCGACCTGAGCAACGCTGTCGGCTACACCTATCAACAGGACGGCCACAACTTCTACGTCCTGAACTTCCCGAACGCCAACACGACTTGGGTCTACGACGCCTCGACGGGCGCGTGGCATGAGCGCCGCGGCTGGGTCAACGGCTCATGGACGCGCCACCGCGGCAACACGCAGGTGTTCTTCAACGGCGACGTGCTGGTGGGCGACTACGAGAACGGCAACGTCTACGCCTTCGATCTGGACGTCTACGCCGACAACGGTCAGCCGCAGCGCTGGATGCGGTCGTGGCGCGCGCTGCCGACCGGCGAGAACACGCTCCGGCGCACGGCGCAGCACGCACTCCAGCTTGACTGCGAGACGGGCGTCGGGATCGTGACCGGGCAGGGCAGCGACCCGGAGGTCATGCTGCGCTGGTCAGACGATGGCGGCCACACCTGGTCGAACGAGCACTGGCGCAAGATGGGCAAGATCGGTGAGTACGGCTACCGCACCATCTGGCGCCGCCTCGGCATGACGCTCAAGATACGCGACCGCGTCTACGAGGTGTCCGGCACCGACCCCATCAAGATCGCCATCATGGGGGCTGAACTACAGGCGAGCGGCACCAGTGGTTAACATCACCAACATCACCCCGCCGCGCGTACCGCTGACGGACCCGCGGACGGGGCTGATCGCGCGTGAGTGGTATCTGTTTCTGTTGAGCCTGTTCAATCAGACGGGGCAGAGCACCACGTCGCTGGAGGACATTCAAAAGGGGCCACCGGCAGAAACGATTGACGCCAACGCTATTCTCTCGGACGCGCTGCTGTCCTTAGCCGCGGTGGCATCTGATCTAGCCCCGCTTGAGACAGCAATTCAGGCACTTGCTGCATCGCAACAAGCCGCGTTTGACCCTGCCAATCTTGAGGCGGCTATTCAGGCGCTGGCGCTCCAACCGCCTATGACGCCGCATGTTCCGGCACCCATCTACGGGTCTTTCTACAGCACCGCCAACCAGCCAGACGGATCAAGTACGACGGCATTCCCGGTCGTGTATGATACCACGCAGTTCAGCAGCGGCGTGAGGATAGAAGACCGCACGGCGGTGTTTACGGCCTCTATTGGCCCGGCCAGCACGACTATGACGGTCACAGCCATCACGTCAGGGTCGATCTATCCAGGTATGGTTTTGACTGGAACTGGCGTTACGGCCGGTACTTACGTCGTGTCGCAGACCACGGGCACGGACGGCAGTACCGGAACCTACGTTGTCAGCGCGTCACAAACGGTTGCCTCGACCACTATAACAGGCACCTGCAAATCAAAAATCGTCGCTGATAAAGCTGGTGTTTACAACGTACAGTTCAGTATTCAGTTTGTAAATACAGACGCGCAGATACATGACACGGATGTCTGGATGCGCAAAAATGGCTCTAACGTTGCGGACAGCAACAGCCAGTTTTCGGTGCCAAACAAACACGGCGGCGTTGATGGGCATTTGATCGCGGCGCTCAACCTGTTTATTGACTTGGCTGCAAACGAATATGTTGAGTTAATGTGGGCCACGACTAATACGGCAACTACAATCCAATACATCGCAGCGCAAACTGGCCCCGTGCGTCCGGCCACGCCATCTGTTATTGTGACCGTAAGTTTGGCGTCCGTGCCATCCATTCAAGGAGTTTGACATGACTGTAACTGTTAAGGTTCTCGTCCCCGCCAAGACCGCCGAAAACGCTCAGACCACCCAGTACACAGCGTCTGGCGTGACGGCAATCATCGACAAGTTTACCGCTACCAACTACTCGGCTGCGGCAACGACGATCAGCGTCAACCTGCTTAACCCCAGCGGCACTGCGGGCAACGACAACTTGATCGTTAAGACCAAGACGCTACAGGCCAGCGAAACATACACGTTCCCCGAGTTGGTCGGACAGGTGCTGGCGGTCGGTGGCATCATCTCGACCATCGCCGGAACGGCGTCCGCCATCAACATCCGCGTGTCTGGCCGCGAGGTGACGTAATGGACGAGGCGGCGCAATCCCTCGTTGTGCACTTTCAAGAGTTGGACCTGCCGCCGGAAGCGATTGCTTGGCTGCTGGACGTCTGGCAGATGATCCAAGCGCTGGACGACGTGGCGGACGGCGACGACATCGACCGCCCGAGGCTGGACAGCACCATCTGGGCGTCCCTCGTCACCATGCCCGCCAACCCCTTTTACCTCGCCAATGCGCAGGCGTTGCAGACCGGGCTGGCCCTGCTGGTCCTCAAGTGGCAGGCGTCGGATGATGCCGAACGGGAGGACAAGGCCGACGCCCGGTCGTTCATGTGGCGGGCTGGCTATTATGACCTCGTCCTGCTGGTTGTCCTTTTGACGAAAGGACACGCAGGTGCTATGAAGAACGCCATGAAGGTGATGCACCTCTATGGTGAGACACTGCACGAATACTTGAAGGAGTTTTCCTGATGCCCGCACCAATTGTAGCCGCTATCGGCGCCGCTGGCGCAATCGGCAGTGCAGCTTTGGGCGCGTATGGCGCAAACAAAGCGGCAGACAAGCAGAAAGAAGCCGCCAAGAAGGCCGCCAAAGCGCAGCAGCAGGCGCTTGCGGCCCAGACTGAACTGGCCAAGCCCTACGTTGAGGCGGGTAAGAACGCACTGGCGGAATACCAGAAGCTGGCTCCATACACGCCGTTTGGCATGTCTCAGTTCCAGGCTGACCCCGGCTATCAGTTCCGCATGGCGGAAGGCATGAAGGCACTCGAACGCTCAGCCGCTGCCCGCGGTCTGCTCCAGTCCGGCGGCACGCTGAAGGGCATTCAGCAGTACGGCCAGAACCTCGCCAGCGCGGAGTATGAGAACGCATTCAGCCGTTACCTGACCCAGCGCGAGGCGGCGATGGACCCGTACCGTTATCTGACGGGCGTTGGTCAGGCTGCCGCCGCCGGTCAGGCCGCCAACATCGGCACGACGGGCGCCAATCTGGCTGAGATTGCCGCGCAGCGCGGTAACGTGCAGGCGGCGCAGGCGATGGGTACGGCACAGGCGTTCGGTGGCGCGCTCGGCAGCATCGGTCAGGGCGTCAGCAGCTACTACGCCAACCAGCCGTATATGAATTATCTGGCGTCTATTACGCCGCAAGGCGTTTACTGAGGTGGACCATGCCGCTCGATCCTAGCATCATCGCAAACTCCATGACCAACATCACGTCGGCCATGCCGGACGTCAGCAACCTGATGG